TGGCTGCTTTCTGCTTACGGGAGAGGCCCTTGCGCTTCTTGGTTGAACCGGCGCCTCCGGAAGCGGCTCGCTGCTTACGAACGCCCCACTTCATGCCTTTGACGCCATGGTGAGCGAGGACCTCGTCCTCGTCGATGAAGAACAGTGTGTCTGTCATGTCATAGTCCTATTGCTTGAACCGTTTGGCGCCCTTGATGGCGGCGGATCCGCCGCGGCCGGCAGCCTTCTTTAGCCCGTTCTGGATTGCGTTCTGCAGAGTGTTGAATGCAGCCTCCTCAGCAGCCTTCTCTGCCCTGGCTCGGTAGCGCTCCATCCGGGTCTGGGTCAGCTGACGGTACTCCTTCTCCAACCGGATGCGGTTGTTGACCCGCCTGAGCTGATCATCAGACATGCCGTCTATTTTGGCCTGCTTAGCCGAAGTCCACTTCTTCGCACCCTTGATGCGAGACTTGCGGATCCCCCAGCGCATGCCCCTGACGCCGTAATGCATCAGCTCCGAATGACCCATTCGCTTGTTATGCCCCTTCTTGTAGTACCTACGAGCGGCTTCAGCGAGAGTTGCATCGGTTGCGTAGGTCTTGCCCAGCTGGCCGGTATCGAGTTCGTTGTAATACTTCTCTCGACGCTCGGTAGCGGTGAGCTGACGGTTACGCTGGTTGCCGAGACGCCAGTCCCTAGCTGCCTTTGCTTGCGCCTTGCGCTTCTTGATGAAGGCCTCAATCGTGGCGATGTCGTGATCGCCATACTTAGCCTTTAGTTTGGCCTCGTACTTGGCACGGCGCTCAGCATTCCGCTGCTCACGGCTCTTTCGAGCGCCCTTACGCATCCCCTTGACCCCGTAGTGCATGAGTTGGTCACTCATGGAGTCTCCTTCTGCAGGTTGATACGCCAGGCGTACTCCTGAAGCTGCTTCTCGATCGCCGTCACGACGAAAGAGTTCGCAGGCGGGTCGAATACGAGCCGCACTTGCAGGTACAGGTACGTCTTGACGGCCTCAACGTTCTTCGCGACGCCACTGAGGTACTGATCCCAGGTCTCTGTCTTTCCGGTGATCTTGAACGAGGGGAGACCGATCTCCTCTGCGAACATGAGCGCCGTGTTTGTGTGGAGAATGATCTCCTGATCGAAGGCCGTATAGTCCTCGGTGATGCCGAGAGCCTTCTTGATGTCATTCAATATCGAATCAGCCACGGTCACCTCCAGGGTATCGTGTCGTTCGGCGTTCTCTCGACTAGAGGCTTGGGTAACAGGCTCGCGTCGCCGAAGTGAATCGCGTTATGTGTGTCGTGTCGCACGCAGACCAGGTATTCGGGATCAAGGATGTCGGGATTGAACTCCCCCTCGAGGTCCTCGGGCCTAATCGGGTTCATGTGATGAACAAGAATCTTACCGTAGATGTCGTGACCCGGGACCCCGAGGTCGCATGCGTCGTCTCTAAGGATAACCTTCTGTCTTGCTTGACGCCATTCGGTCGAGTGATAGAAGGATTGGTTCAGATACCGTTCGAAGCCGAATGTCTGATCCCCGGGATCCTGATTGAGACGTAGGTACTCGTACCGTTCCTCGAAGGATTCGATGCGAGAGAGTTCACTGAAGGTCCGAATCCGACTCAAGACCCACACCTCCTCCGGCGTAGGACTTGAATGCCTCGAGAACCTCCTTGTAGGCCTCCTCCCCTCGTGCTGAGGCCGCCAGAGCGTCGGCTTTGGCCTTGAGCATGTCGTTCTCGGCCTTGATTCGCTCCTGCTCCAACCGCTCACGGCTCGTGGCGAGCTTGAGGTAGTGCGTGATGATAGAAGGAGGAGCCGTGCCATCCAGTAGCATCTCCTCGGCTCGCTGGACTGCGAGCGAAATGAGTTGATTCTCCTGCTGCTCCGGAGTGGCGGCCCGTCCTCTGGGTGACTTCTTGGCCCTTGCCACGGAGTTCTCTCCTATTCCGGGTTCCTTTGCTGTTTCCGAATCCGGGTTTCAGGTAGGACAGGACGACTTGCGTACCCCTCGTTGGGTAGAAAGGAACGAACGCAAGAAGACCCCAACGACACAGGTCGTCCTGTCTTATCCGAAACCCGGATTCGGTATGCCCAAACCTACCTCCGGGGAAAATGCGAGGTGCGGGCCGATGACGGGGGGTGGGCCATTTTGCGGACCCTGTCCCCCCTCTTTTGAAGTTCAGAATGGACGAAATGGACGAAAGCTCGTCAGAATTCACGTTCTACAACTTGATAGTTTCCAGTCAAGTTGAGTTCGAGAATCTCTTGAATCGCTTCATTCGTTGCTTCGAGTTGATCGGCTTCGGTGAGGTCAGTACTAGTGGTAGTGACCCGTGCTAGGTAGGCGCAGGTGTGGTAACCTTGAGTAACATCAAAGTTAAACCACTCTTCGAACTCATCGAAAGGATCGTAAGGATTGTCCTCGGTAGTGAGTGCTAGGCGTAGCATGGGTCTAAGCACCTCTATTCAAGGACAATGGACAGTTGACAATGGACAGAAGGCTAGCCATTCAGGTACTCCCTAACTCTAGCTGTAGAAATGCCCAATGCCTCAGCGATCTGTGCTGTGTTGGCTCCGTTAGATCGAAGAGTCTTGATTCGATCCTTCTGAGCACCAGCAAGAGGAAGCTTCTCCTTTGGCAAAGCCAGTGACTTGATGGTGTCAAGATCAGAGTTGGCTAGAATATGCTCCATCATCGAGTTAGATATAGCACCCTTCTGGATGGCCTCCCACTCACGAGGGGTGGGGACCACTCTTGTGCCTTCTCTATCGTAACCAAGACGGCGGCGGGCGGTCTTGATGGCCATGGCCTCAAGCTTAGCCCGTTCTTTCTTGGTCAAATTTGGATTTGATTCAAGCTTCTTCTGCACAACACCTTGTGCCACTAGCTGTGCCTGCCGCTCTAGGGGCTTCTGTTTGAGGGCCCGGTTCAATTTAGCGCGGAGGGTGGTAACTTCAGGGGCATAGCTCTTAGCAGCCCGGGGGTCTCGTTTGATGGCGGGGGTTGAAATAGCACGCTTCCTAATATCGTTGGCCATAGCCTTCAACTCGTTGGCGTGCTGTGCGTAAATACCCTCCATCAGTGTACCGGAGGACAGCTTCCTAGCATCGGTAGCCTCTGCCATCCTGGTGGTCTTGGTCTGCTTCTTGACTAGCTTGCCCTGCTTGTTAATGTAGGACTCGCCAGTCTCCTCGTAGACCCTGCGACCAGTGGCTGCATCATATGGACCGCCCTTCGCTGCACTGCGTGGCTTGCGATGGGGTACGTACTGAACACCCTTGGACCTGGAAATAAGAGTGGCCGCACCTTTATCGGCGCCGCCCTGGTACTTCCTCTTCAATGCGGCGATGCCGTTGTCTACCTCGGACTGTTTGTAGTTGAGATTATGCTTCTCGGCATCAATAACAACCATAGAGTGACGAACAGCCCGGGACAATTCATCGGCACTGGCACCCTTGAGAGTCATGTCAGTAATAAGATTGGATACCTTACCCATCTGGGTCTGAGTATCCGACATCCTCTTCATACCAGGGTACCCAGGATATGTTCTCTTGGGGTCGAATCCCTTCAATCCCTTGAGTGGAGCGGTGGAACGAATCCGGGTCTTCCCTTTGTTGGGGATTACCAGGACGGAGTCGCCATCAAAATCAGCACCGCTAAGACGCTCAGCGACAGAAGGATGGATCCCAATAGCATCCCTAGCATTGCCAAGAATACTTCGAGACTTCTTACCTCGGTTGTTAACAGTGAGCGTAGGAATCTCGAAAGTCCCGCCATGAGGATAACGCACGAGACTAACAACGTCACCGTCCCGATAGTTAGGAGCATATACCTCACCCTTCTTGAGATGGGGCATCGGCAATAACACCTGAGACGCTTGACCGGGGAGGGCCTTGGCCTTGAGATGTACCGAAGCCGAGTCGCAGTCATCAGCCAGGGACATGAGCATCCGCTTACGAATAACAGGATTCGTAAGACCCATGATCTCATCGAGCTGCTTCCGCTTTTCATCACGGACAGCCTGAAGTTGGCGCTTGGCCAATTTGGGGGACTGCTTGGATAAGAACTGTGAGGCCAGGGACTGGGACCATGAGTCCCACTTGCCCTCCTCATTCACAATATTGAGTGCGCTCAGTTCCTTCTTGCCAGTCTTCGGGTCCTTAAATAACTTCTGTTTGACGACCGCACCAAATGGATTCTCGGGATCATCCTTCATGGGCTTGAGGACCGTGTGGTCCTTGGAGCCCAGCATGGGTGTCCCCTTCTTCTTGTTGGTGTTGAAGACTATGTCCTTGCCCTTCGGAATATCATCCGAGTACATGGCCATGCCCTTGAGGTAGTGCGTTCCGTCAACCGAAATGCGAACCTGGGCGTAGTTGGAGCCACCAAGGCTAAGCTCTTTGACTCCGCGACGAAGCAGAATGACCCCATCCATGTCAGTACCACCGTCTTCGGCGTACTTGATGGCGACCTTCTTCGAGGATATGGCTCGAGGAGTACGAAGTCCAGTCGACAGCAGCCCCTTCTCGTCGATGACTACACCCGGAGTGCGGATCTTGTCCCTCTGTGCATGAATATCGGCAGCTTTGGTGCCGGGAGGGGCGAGAACCTTGAGGATGGTGTAGTTATCGCTGTTGGCCTGCTTGACTTTGACGTCGTGAGTAGTATATCCCTGAGCCTTCAGGGCCTCGACGGCGGTCTTCAAAGATGTCGACGAACACTGGAGGTTCTGCTCAACGCCGAGACCGTACTCGATGAACTTCTTCTGCTTCACCTCGTCGGCCAGAATATCCTTGACCCGGGTGATCTCGTCCTTGCGATATGCTGCGTTGGGCTTGAGAAGCTCTCGAACCGAGGACTCGTTGAGTCCCATGCGTCGACCGATCTCCGTGTTGGGCAGACCGGCGTCCTTGAGACGGGACGCTCGAGAAATATCGCCCGCCTTCTTCTCAGCACGAGCGATGCTGTTCAGAGCACGGTACTCGGTGGTGCTCATGCCCCAGGCCTTGGCAATATCGACCTCGGACATGCCCTGCGCCTTGAGTTTGTCTCGCTCGGCGAGGAAGCCCTGGGCTGACTGATATGGATCCTTGCCAGATCCCCAAGGGTACCTTCCGGAGTGTCGTTTGGTCCCGTAGTGTTTGAGGATATCGGAGGGCATCAGTTCTCCTCAGTCTTGATCTCCTCGATGAGCTTGTCAAACCAGACGATCTTGTCCATGATATGGGCAATGTCGTCGGGCTGTGGAGTGTCGACCAGAATATCGTCGTTCTGGTAGATGCGAGTCTCGACGTTGATCTCGCCAGGCAGCTTCTCGTACTCCAGGCAGAACAGTGCTGCATAGATATGAAGCTGGACCATGTTGACGCGAGTTACACCAGTCTTGAGGTCATGGATGCGAAGAAGATGCTTCTTCTCGTCGAAGCCGATGGCGTCGGCGGTCCCGAACGCATTCTCGCTGTGATATAGCACGACCTCGGGATCAAGCCCGTAGCCAATGGCGTCGTTCACGTAGGCGTTGAAGGTGGCCTTGTTCCTCGGCATCCGCATCTTTAGGCGAATATGCTCTGCGGCCAGGGCGTGAAGCCTGGTCCCCATCGCTGCCGCCTGTGCTGTCCTGAACGCCTCGCCCAGCTTCTCGTCGTCGTAGTTGACCCAACTGTGCTTGCTGGCACTCAGAAATGCGTGCAGGCCCTCCAGCCTTGAGTGTACGTTCCAGTTCATCGAGCGTTCCTTTCTCGTTCTCTGGGTATATGAATGATGCGAAGGACCATTCGCCGAGCTTGTCGATGAAATGATCCTGGTTCGGTCGGTGAGCAGCATCGGCGCTTCTCTTGACCTCGAGTGCGGCCCACTTGGATCCGAATATGATGATCAGGTCGGGTATGCCCTGATTGTGGTTCGGATCGTTCTTGAGGATGAGGCAGTCCGGAAGGCGTTCCTCGATCCTAGATATGAGTCCGCGTTGGTAGTCACGTTCGAGCATGGGGTCTATCCTCGAATCAAGAATTATACCCACGGTTGGCCCTGGCGCCGCATGTGTCGGTACTCGTAAGTTGTTTGAGTTTACTATGCGGTGTTGAGGTAGCGTAGTTCGGGCCAACCGTGGGAGGTATGCTGAAGCGAGAGGGGTCGAAAATATAGAAGGCCCATCTCCTTCATTAGGATGTATGTTCGCGACGCGGTCTATTGTACATGTCGTTGGGTCTTGTGATGGGGGTGTCGGACACTGCATGTACAACTTGGACAAAACCCAGGCAAATCTCTATATTCCCTATATATATAGAAAATTTACTCAACTCCTGGTAATCAGAACAAAACTGGCCAATTGGCCAAATTGGGGGTAAAACCGCGGAATTGCAACGAAAAGTCCTGGCCAGATCCGTGGCCAACCCCGTTTCAAAACTGGCCAATCGCCCCAAAACTGGCCAAATTTGGCGCACAAGTACACTACCGATTTTGGCCGATTTCAAAACTGGCCACAAAATTGGCCAATAACTGGCCAATCTCACGCGTCACTCCAGTCACACAAACATCAGAAGCGTTGCCCACCCGTCATACCAAGTGGTACAACGGGTGGTACAACAATCACCTCAGAGACTCGTAAAAACCCCTCTCATTGAAGATCTCCTTGACCCGAATCGCCCTCGAAATGGCCTGATCGATGGGTGACTGGCTCTTCAGATAGTAGTAGTTCAAGACTGAATAAGGAGTGTTCAGTCTGTCGATTCGCCCCTCACACTGCTCCATGACCTTCCACGAGTAGTTCTGAGAGAAGAATATCATCGTGTCACAAGTGGTGCAGTTCCAAGCTTCTGCGCCAGCCGTGTACTGGACAAGGTACACCCATCGCTCACCCTCCGGCAAGGCTTCATGCTTGTGCCCGTTGTACTCGGCGATTGGTACTCCGAGAATATCCCCCAACGACCGCAGCATGAAGAGTTCATAGTCAAAATTGTAGAAGATGATGGTCCTAGGATGCTTTTCGCACAAGGCCCTCACTGTCTCAAGTCTCACAGGATCCTCATTCGTCACTCTCCTCAAGACATGACAAAGGCCGCCTGCATTCTTGATGGGCTCTTCCTTGTACGGATCGAAGCGATACTTCTGGATCGTACGATATGGCTTCTCCTCGTAGGATACCGGGACATCCGTCCGCTTCTTGGTCGTCTTCTTGACGAAAGGCATGTCCACGAGGACCTTCTTCCGAAGCCGTAACAACTTCCCCTGCCCAAGATATCGCTCAAGACGAGGATAGCCCGCTCTGTAGTTGAACTGGCAGTGCTCCCTCTCGAACTGGGTGCGGTTCTTGAAGAAGCCATTGGCGATAAATACCGGGCAGTAGTCCATCCAGTTATCACCAGGCGTGCCAGACAACATGATCCACTCGTTACACCGAGCCATCTTGACAAATGTCTTGGCCCATTTGCCGTTCCCGATAGCTCTCTGCTCATCAAATATGATGAAGGAGTCACGGACGTTGCTGTAGTTACTGATGTTGTTCCACGAATCGACCGTCGTGTAGTCCGTCAGCCCATACATCGAGACATCCCCCTGCCAATCAAGATCATCCCTCTTGCGAGCAGTGGTGATTATATATAACCTGGGTCCTTCGGCAAGCCGCCTCGGAAGATCGGCCGGATGCCGCACCCCCAGCACTCTCTCAACGTAGTACTGGAGGGCGACAACCGACTTCCCCGAGCCCGGCTTACCGGTCAATATGCACCCATTCCTCAGGTTCTTCACCGCTTCGACCTGATGGGGCCACAGATCAACCGGTCCCAAGAGTCAGTCCCCTTCGGTGAGTATCTGGACGTATGGCTCGCTCACACTCACGGCGATACAGGGAAGGTCTTCGAATATGACCTTGTCCTCGATAGCATCCCGAACGGCCGCCATGAGTTCGCCGTCGTTCACGTAGGACCAGATATTGAAGATGCCCTCCTTCTCGTAGATGATCTTGCCCCCTCGGCTGATGACCAGAATAATGTGGCCCGGTGGAATCATGATGTCTTCCTAGTGAGTCGATACTGCGGAATACCAGCCTCGGATATCAAAGTGACATCCCAAACAGCCTTGTCAAACCATACCTCTTCCATGTACTCCGTTTTGAGTCGGTAACCGCCGATAAGTCTGCGGCCGTCAACTACTCGCTCAGGAGTGGTTTGGATAAGCAAAATCCGTTCGAGCCGCCCTCCGTCGTCCACCTCGAGAATCATGATGTCTCCTCGGCTCGGATGGTGATGTATGGCGCTTTCGTGGACATGACTTTGATCGGGAGATCTTCGAATATGTACTCCTCGGTGATATTGTTCCGAATGCTCACTAGGGTTTTGCCATTCTTATTGATGGTCCAGATATCGAAGCAGCCTGGTTCCTTGTGGATGGTCTTGTCTCCCTGAAAGATGATCAGGATAACGAATTCTCTCGATGGCATGTCAGTTTTTCTTCCTCTCAATATCGTACAGCGACGGTTTCATCCAAATGGTTGTCAGGTGGTTGACGTCATCCTTCTGCTCCCACTCGCGAGCCGAGAAGGTCATGATCCCTCCATCCACAAGACGGAAATACCAGACGGCCCAACCGGTCTCGTCGTACTCCGCCCAGCGCTCGGTGAACTCCGCTCGCCGAATGTCATTCCCGTATTCCCAGATCAGGATATACGGATCATGCCCGTCGTTGTGCGGGCTCCTGTACTCACTCACCACAGAACTCCTTGGTAGATGGTTTCCCACTTGCGTCGTTTGGCATCCCACGCCCTCCTCATCGAGTCGCTGTGAGACTCCAGGAAGAGATTTGAGAGCCTATTATCAGTCAGGTCACCATTCAGGTGGGCGACCCGCTGCAAGGGCTCCAGAGGGCCGTTGAAGGCCTCCCAGACCAGCTTCTGGACATACTTCGTCCGTCTAATCCCGCGATCCCACAGGGTAACCTGGACATACCCGTTCGCCCTAAGACAAGGCGTAAGAATCTGACCAGTCGAGATACGACGAACCCTACCGAGATCGCTGACCTCGATATCGTCGACGGTGCTGTCCTTGAATGTCTCAGTAGGAGCCAAGTCGGCAGTGCTGTGGGATTCCACTCTCCCTCTCTCCTTTCACTCCGTCGACCATGTGAATATAGTACTCGACTGGCATGTATTCCTTCCCGTCCTCCTCGATGATGGGCTTGTACTTCGGTCCGTCCTCCTTATCACCCTTGGGCGGGAAATAAGGGTACTCGTCACTGAGATACAGGTTATCCAGGGCGCAGTTCCAGACGTTGCCGTCTTTGTGGCAGAGATAATGCGAGTTGACCTTCTCTCCCATGAATGTCTCCCACACAGTGAAAGCAACCGGGAAGGTTCGGCTCTCCCCGTCGACACGGACGGAGAACATGAGGTTGGTCCTGCTCGGGGGCATCATAGGCTTGATCCGGTGCAGGGTGGTCATGTTGATCAATTCGCCACCCCTGCTGATAGCAAAGCCCGGCCAGCGATCCAGAGGAGTGAATTCCTCGTTCAGGTCCTTCAGATATAGGTTGTCCAAGGAGCAGTTCCAGGGATCGCCGTCATTGTGCCGCACCTCATGCATGAATGGGATCTCGCCGTGGAAATGGGTCCAGATGATCTTGCTGAGGAGCTGAACCCGGTAGCGATGTCCTTTGTAGAAACGGATCTGCGGAAGACCGTACCTGGACGTCCGGATGGGTATAAGCTTGCCTGAGCGCTTCCCGTAGACAGTTCCATCCTCACGAATATCGTAGATGTTCGGGTCGGGCATCGGGTCAGCGGTTGCCATTAGTAGCCTCCTCCACGAGACGGTATGCAGAAATCATGTCGTCAGCTACTCCGAGTAGCCCCTCCTTGTGCCAGGCGATCCAGCGGTCGCCGTGTCGCTCTACACTATACGCTTTCATGCCCAGTCCTCCTTGACAACTACGGTGTCCTCAGTCCACTCCTCGCAGATGAATTGATCGATGGGGAGATATGTGAGGGTGTCATCCAGCTCGACGATGACCAGAGCGGCCCGGGGGTCCTCGTCTCCGATGTCCCCATTACAACATAAATCCTTGATCTTTCGCTGAGCCACTCGACCATCGAGAGTCTTCAGAATCAGTTTCATAAAAAGCCTCCTACACAATTACAATACAGAAAAAATGAGGATCAGTTCTTGTAGCGAGCGGTGATGACTTGATTTTCGTCGTCGACCTCGAACTCGCGGATGTATCCTGAGAGACGAACGCGGTAACCATTATCTTTCAAAATCTCGAGGCTTCCGTCTTCTGTCCAACGTATCTTTCCTCTAACGCTCCAGTTCTCGATGTAATCTACGTTGGATTTGACATTAATGGTCCACTCGTCAGTGCGAGGTTCAACAATCTCATACTCGGTTGGTTCCGGTTCGATAGGGTTGTCTTCCTCAACGGTAGGGAGTTCCCAGATAATCAGAGAGTCGTCTCCGACGACGTCGAATGTGCAGTCATCGGTACTGGCCTGGACCTCATGGACACCAAGTTCGTTATTGGTATCGACCTGTACAATCCACTCGGTGAACCCGGGCTTGTCGACTTTGGCTGTGGCGACGATGTCAAAGTCGTAGCTACGGCCCTCGCGTGTGTGGAAATAAAGCTTCTTGAGCATGCGTTCGTTCCTTCTAGTGGGCGTGGGGGCCCCAGGTCTCCCCAGGGCCCCCGTGGATATGGATGTCAGTGCAGGATCGGCTCGTAGAGTCCCCAGAGCTGACCCTCGGTCATGAGGTCGAACTTATTGTCGCTACGACGGATAACCCACTTGCCGATAGCTCCGGTGTGCAGATGTGCCTTGATCTCCTCGTCGCTGGATGCCCAGGTGCGGACTTGGCGGAGATTGTCATCCGTGATCTTGACGGCCTCGCAGACGCTACGGCGAGGGTTGAAGAGTTTGACTTCGAGTGGCATCAGAACGGAACCTCCTCTGTGTCGGCGTCCTCGGCGTACATAGCCTCAAGCTCGTCCTCCACGATGGTGAAGAAGCCCTTGTCAAGATATGCCGAGCAGAACTCCACTCCAGCTTGAGTACGTCCGTGGTAGGGGCGGAGGGCAATATCGGCCCGCTCGAGATCTGCGAAATCTAGGGCGCCGACTGTCTGCTCGTTCAGGAGTGTACGGGTACGTCCGATGATCGAGACGATCTTGGGCGGACGGCCTCCGAAGTTGACCTTCACCTTGATATAGGGAAGAGGCTCCTCCGTGTCGTCCCGAGGCTTGAGGGTCTTGATGTTGAAGCCCTCAGTCCGGAAGTCACCAACAGCGTCGTCAGGGAGGATGACGCAGAAGGTACGGGCTGTGTTCCCGAAGCGGTCCTTCTCGCCAGCGAAGTTGCGGAAGAGGAGTCGGGCGTTCTTGATAGTGTAAGTGTTGACGGCCATGTCGTGTTCCTTTCTATGGGGTAGTAGTCTTGGGATAGAACTTGGTCGACGTAATATGGAGGCGAATAAAGATCGTACTTCATGGCCTCCTCTCTAGATGAGTACAGTTCGCAGCCCCCGGCTTCCTCTCTAGGCGGATGATGCCGTGGTCGTGGAGGCGCATGAGGAGCCACCGAGCGTCCCACTCCTCTATGAGAATATCGTAGAGCCTCTTGATCCAATCCTCCTGTGAAGGATTCAGTAGGTCACCGAGCTCTTCTTGAAGGAGGTCGACCTTGCAGATGAATGACCAGAGCTCACTATCCGTGGTCTTCTCGATCATCGACGGAAGAGATGACAGAAATGACTCGATGGCCACTTGGCTTCCGTGAACGAGACGGACCGTCGCAAGCTCCGAGAGCTCGGGGGATTTGTCACTCATTGGAGACCCCCTCGATGGAGTTGATTCCAACGATAAGACCCGCATCGACAAGGCAGCGCACGAGGTCCCGGTCGTCTAGCTCGGTGCGGCAGATATCGAGGAGGTTCTGGACTGTCTGGCGACGGTAGTGACCATAGCTGCTGCGGTCACAGCACTCGAGCTTATCGATGAGCTCCTTGATCTCGTCGTCCTTCAGGTTCGCCACCTCGTCCCGAAGGTAGCTGGTGTAACCGATGAGGATATCGTTAGCGGTCTGGCCGCCATCGTAAACTGAGGAGAGCATTGGTTCGTTCCTTTCTATCGAGAAACCTAGAACCCGGGTTGGGTTCTAAGCGTGAGGTTGGTTCAGTTGGTCTTGAATGTGTCGCAGATGTTCTTGGCCATGGCAAGCATGTCCTCTTTAGTTGCCGAGAGGTGGTGCTGGTCGCAGTAGTCACGTGTCGCGTAGTAGGCGAACGTAGCTATGGCGAAGCCAACACCCATCTCAGCAAGGTTGGTGAGGACGTACTGGCGGGCGAGGGAGGGGCAGGACATGGCAGTACCTTTCTGGTGGGGGTCTCATTATATGCCCTGCCCATCTCGCGAATCATGCTGCTAGGAAGGTATCGACGTCCGTATACTTCTGAATTTGCCCTCGGGCAGCGTCCACGAGTTCCCTTCCATATCGATTGTCCAGCTTAGCTCGCCAGTCGTCTCCGGCGTCTTCGTAATCAAGCCAGAGATACCCCTTGCAACCTCCGACATCGCCGTACGAAATAATCTCAGT